TAAAGTACTGATCTGGTCTCATGCTATCTGGTATTTACCAATTGTATCTTTGTAAGGTAAATATAGAGTGGGTATGAGAGTATTACTGTATGTTGTTTTCACAGCAGGTTTGGTAAACCAATAAGATACTATGAAAGGTGAGATTAAGTGTTCTCATTTTTCGAGAAAACACACTTAGCAACAACATTAATAAAAGTGACGTCAGCACTCAAACTGACACAGCCCGTGGAGCAGGCTATAGTGCTTCCTCTAATAGCAATGTGGCTGACATTGTTACTGGAGTAGAAACTTCAGCCGATAGTAAAGCTGATAGTCAATTGACAGCAACTTTCGTTGATGAGCAACCTAAGCAAGAAGTTAGATTTATAACTCCGAGGAATATGGTTGCAATTAACGATCGTCAAGATGCTATTGATTTGCAGACCTTTCTGAGTAGACCTGTTTTGATTGCATCAAATACTTGGGGATCAGGAGGTTTGAATGTCACTATCTACCCCTGGCACTTGTATGCTACCAATTCTTATGTGGAGAATAAGTTAAAGAATTTTAACTTATTGCGTGCTAATTTGCATATCCGGTTTGAAATTACTAGTAGTCCGTTTGTGTATGGTGGTGCACAGGTAGATTATACACCTATGTATAATTATCTATCTAATGCCACCTCAAATGGTAGTAATCTCATGCACACATCGCAACGACCGCACGTGTGGTTGTTTCCGCAAGAGAGTTCAGGAGCAGAAATGGTGGTGCCATTCTTTTGGAAAGCTAACTATGTTAATATGTTGGATGAAGATACCTTAAAATATCTTGGACGGTTAACATATTACTCATGGATTGGTCTTGATACAGCTAACGATGTAGCGGTCCCTGATTTAAGCGTACATACGTACGCCTGGTTGGAGCAACCTTATCTTGAAGGTCCAACATCACAAGCTATTTTACAGGCTGGTTCTGATGAATATTCTCAAGGTCCTGTTCAACGTATAGCATCAGCAGTTGCGACTGTAGCTAATGCTGTTGCAGTGATACCTGAAATAGCACCATTTGCTATGGCGACTGCAATGGGTGCTAAGGCGATGTCAACAGTGGCTGCTCTCTTCGGATGGTCGAAGGTAGCAGTTATTGAGAATGGAGCACCTGTGGTGCATAACCCGTATCATGGTATGGCATCCTCTGAAATTTCAGTACCTATACAGAAGATATCTCTAGATCCTAAAACGGAAATCACAGTTGATCCACGTGTGGTTAACTTGAATGGGCAAGATGAATTAAATCTCAACTATTTAACATCCAAACAGAGTTATTTAAAAAAGATAACTTGGTCGAATGAAGCAGTGGGAACTAAATTACTTAGTTTTCCAGTTTCACCAATGTTAAATCAGATTTCAACATCTGGAGCAGTCTCTTCTATGGCACATACACCTATGGGGTACTTTGGCCAACTATTCTCTAAGTGGCGTGGTGATATAATATTTACAATTAAGATTGTAGCTTCTTCATATCATAGAGGGAAATTGCGTATA